GCCGCTGACGACGTAGCCGAACCCGCCGTAAGCCAACATCCCTCGGATCGGCCCGGTACCCACAGTCGCTACCAGACGCAGGCCCGGAGCGCGGGTCAGGAACGCCGCCTCTTTGCCGCCCTCGGCGAGAATTTCTGGGTACAGGTTCACGCAGCGACTGTCCGCAGCGTTTACGCTGCGGGCCACATAGCTGGAGCCGAGGAACGGTGTCTTCATACCCTAGCGGTGCGGGGCAACACAGCCATGTAAGCGCCAATCGGCACAAAGTTGGGCCGCAGCCGCCCGTTGGCAAGCGTGACGCCGGAGACGTAGGTGCCTGCGGTGGCGCAGGGCGATGATGCCGGGATGCCGCCGTCAGATTGCACTCGCGGATCTTGCGTGACCGCAGACCCTTCTATCGACCCGCCGCTGCCAAGCGACAAGAAATTAGTGGTGTTGCTGAAGTAACAGTTCGTCGTCTTTGTGATCGTGCCGATGGCCGCGATGCCGACACCGCAATAGGCCGCGATGTTATTAGTGATGGTCGGCGTGCCGCCGCCGGTAAAGACGCGGAAGCCTTGATCGGTTGAGTAAAGCACGGTGTTGTTGGCAATGACGTTCGTGCCGCCGTTGCTGACAATGCCTTGCCATGCGTGCATCACGACGTTGGAAATTATTCGGCAGTCTGGCGTCGTTCCATCAAGCCAGATGCCGTGGTCGCCCCCAATGATGACGTTACCCTGGATCGTAACGCCCGGCTGGTCGTTGAAAACGTTCTTAACAGAACCGCTGCCCGTGGTGCCGGTTGGCATACGGCAGATGTTGTGAGCGAACAATCCGCCGCTGCCAAGAGACGCTCCGCTGCAAATGAACACCTGCTTAAGGTATTTTGGCTGCGTGAGGTCGTTGTAGCAAACGCTAAAACCGGAGCAGTTGCCGTTCAACTGAATGGGATCGCCCGCGACGTTGTTGCTCTGCGACACATCGTAAATGCGATTGCGCCAGATGCGAGGTCGCAGCCCTTCACCATACATGCCATCGTCACCAATGTTGAAGATTTCGCAGTCTTCAACGACCGCATCGTCGCTGTAGAAGTTGAGACCACCGGACACATTGGCGCCGCTGGACTGCACATCATGCAGCCGCAGACGCAGGCATTTGAGGTTGTTCGCCTTCGACCCAGACGACCCTGCGTCCATGCAGGTTCTGATGCCGACGCCGTTGCCGCCAACGATGTCCAGATCTTGAACGGTCACGAAATTGACCGACCCGGCTACTCGCAGCCCGCGCAAGTTTCCAGAAGTGCTGGCGTCAATAAACGCTTTATTAGTCGTGGCCGCGCCAGTCACCGGGTCATAAGACCCAACGATTACCCGTGTCGCTTCAGACGACCCGCCCACATTGACCGTGATGGTGCCAAAAAAAGTCGTCCCGGCTTTCTGCAAATAGGTGTTGCCGGCAGCAAAAAACGCGATAGACGCCCACGATTTATACGGATCGCCGAACGTGCCCGTGCCCGTCCCTGACACCGTCGGGTCAATGTAGAAGGTCGCCATCAGGTAAACGCCCCCACCGCGATAACCGACACGCCCGCGCCAGTCGTCACTTTCCAACCGGCTCCAGTACACTTAGCACCGACCGGAATCACATAGGTGCCAATGCCGCCGCCGGGGCTGTTGGGCAGCACGGTGATGGCGCTGCCGCTGCCGTCCTTGATTTGCGTCTGCGCGGTCGCGGCAGTCGCCACCACACAGATCAGCTTGCCAAGGTAGTCGCCCGCCGCGCCCGTGCTGCCGAGCACTTGGTCAGTCTGGCTGGCGGCAACCGTCTCGTAATCACCGATGCCGTCGATGACTTCCAGTGCGCCAAGGCTCTGATTCTCCCCGCTAATCAGGGTCGTCAGGTTTACGGGATAGCCGGTGCTCATGCCAGAACCTCCAAGGTGACCCCTGCCGGGTAGGTGGCTCGCATCTCGACAGCCGCGTCGCCCAGGTACGGGAATTCGATCTGATTGGTGGCGCCGGAGACCGTGTAGGTCTCAACGGCAGTGGTGATGGTGCCCAGCCGGTCGCGGGAATCCAGAGTGACCGTGCCGGTGCCGACAATCCGCAGCCGGAAGAGGCTTGGCGCACCGATCCACTCGCCTGAATAGCTGGTGCCAGTCCAAGTAGTCTGCCCCCGCACCGCGTTGATGAGTTGATCGACGGTCGTGCGTTCCGTCGCCCCGCCCTGCACCAACGGCACTAGCTCGTCGCCAGTCAGGGGCGTCGATGCGACCGGCAGTTGAGAAATCTTGATGTTTGCCATTAGTATGATCCGGCGTAGATGTTGTACCGGCCCCGCCGCGCCACGATGCTGTAGGGCATGGACATGACGTCGTCGGGGAAGTTGACCCGCTTGAGGTTACGCTTGCTGGTCATAGCGATCCGCTGCACCGTGGGCGGCGGCTCAATGCCAAACTCGTTAGCGATCTCGCAGGCGAGGCTGTACTTGAAGCAGCGCAGGTACCCTGGCGGGAAGGCTAGCGTCGTCGCTGCGTTGACAGGCTGGGTCAGCGGCTCCACGGACACGAAATGCCACTCCAACGGCCTTGTAGCCACCGGGTAGATGGTCATCTCGATGTCGGGATTCGTGAAGTTCGGCCATATGACCTGCGGGTAGGTTGCCGTAACCGTTTTGAGCGCGATGCCGTTGTACTGCTGCTGGTTGATGATCTTGATGCCGTAGCTCAGACCATTCGCCGGATCGCGGAAGTAGGTGGCGTCGTCGAGCGTCACGGGGCGCCCGCCTACGAAATTGCCCGTAGGACCGAGTGTGCGTGTCGCCACGCCTTGCGGCCAAGTGAAGACTTGGTCTTGCGTGGCATAGACCGCTAGCCGCTCAAGGTTCCAGCTATCGATCATCTGCTGCATCGCCGCGAGAGCGTCTTGCGTCGTCGCAGCGGAGGGCACCTCGCCTTCGGCTAGTTGCCCAATCAGGCGCAGCGCCGCGTTAATCTGGTCCCCGGCGGTCGTGCTCATTGGTCACCCTCGGTCGGCCACGCCGCGCCACGACAAGCTCGTTAGGCGCAACTTCTTCGCCGGGAGTATACCGCTCCCAGCCGTTTTTCTCATCTGCTTCCGCTTCCGCCTCGGCAATGGCGATCTTCGTGCCGTGCGTCGAGTGCTTGAGGTAGATCACAGGCATGATAAAGCAGGGGGCCGAAGCCCCCTGTCCGTTACGCTGCGGTGGTCACGTTGGTCCACGTAGTAGACCCGGTCGTGTTCACATACAGGCGAGTGGAAGTGGAAGAACCGTCCGTGCGGATGTACAGCGAGCCTTGCGCAGCCGACAGCGTCGGAGCCCCGGAACCAAAAAAGATGCCGAGGTTCGTCGTGCTGGACAGCGTAAAGCCCGCGCCGGTCGTGCCGCCTGCGGGCACGGCGGTGCCCGAGAAAGCCTGAACCGCACCCGTAGAGACGATGCTTTCCACCCCCGGATCGGCGTAAGCAACGCCTATTGGCTTGGTGTTGGGCATGATGCGCTCCTGTTAGGCCACCCGGTACAGCACCCACGCGCCGGGGCCAGTCTTGCGAGCCACCAGCGTTACGCCGGTCGTGACCGGAATGGTCATGGTCAGCGAGCCGGTAATGGTCCAGCCGGTGTTGGTGGTGATGGTCGCGGTGCCAGAAGATGTGCCGAGGTTGACGACACGGAAAGTGAACGACGTACCAACCTTGTCAGAGTTGGTGAGGTCCGCTTCCAGTTGCGCCACCGTCGGCAACGTGTACGCCACGTTGGCGGTAATGCCGTTGTTCAGCAGCATCAGGCCGTTGAGCAGTTGCGCGGCGGTGAAAGTAGTGGTGGTGGTCGCCGTAACCGGCGCGGGAATGGTGTCGATAAGCGGTTCGTCCAGGTTGCCGTCGCCGACCTGATAACCGCCGCCGCCATTGGGAAGTGCCATGGTGTATTCCTCACAGAAATAGATGAAGGGGGCCGAAGCCCCCTAAGCGGTTAGCCCCAGACACGCACAGCCATCTCAGGACGGATCACCTTGTAGCCATACAAAACGTCAATCCGGCACGGCAGGCGGTCATTGTTGATGTCGTACTGACGAACGATCCGCATGGAGATGCCGTTGTGGACCTGCCGCGAGGACATATCCACGCCTTGCGGCATGATAAGGTCAGCGGTGGCGAACGTGATGGCGTCGCGGTGATAGGCCATGTTCTGCGGATACTGCGACGCAGCCGAGCCAAGCATCGTGATGTCAGCATCGTTAGCCGGGAAGGCGTCAACGGTAGCCAGCGGATGCGTAGCCGTGTACAGCGCCGGAGCAAACTTCAGGGTGCCACTTGAAGAACCCGTCAGATCCTCGGTCACCACGAACTGCTGAAGCGAGCCGGTGGATTCGCGGGTCTGCGGGTTAACGGCGAAGACGCTCTGCATGGTAAACACGTCGCCCACTTTCCAGGTCTTTGAAGAACCCGTAAAGGTGATGGCCAGTTGGGACGTGCCCTGCGCGGTCGGGGCGCCGTCAACTTCAATGGCCGTACCCCAGTCGCCCGTGGTGTGGACCTTCATCGACTGCGACATGGCCAGCTCCTCGAAGCCGAGGATGCCTTCGCCCATCAGACCCGACTTGAACTGACGGGAGATGGTGCTGACCGGGTTGAACAGGCCCTTCATGCCTTCCACCAGACCGGCGTTCGCAGCCGGGTTGACGGTCAGGTAACGGGGGCTGGCAACCGCCGCCGCTTCGTTCATCTTTTGCTGGGCCTGGAGCAGGACCAGCGAGGTCGCGGGTGTGGTGCCCGGGGTGCCGACCGAGTTAAAGATGTTCTTGTAGGCGTTGGCGACGTCAGCGTCGATGCTGGACGCAAGCTGAGAGATCCTCGGCTTGAGCACTCGGTCGGCGAAGTCGTCGAGGGACATCGTAAGCTCAGCGGTCGTGAAGTTCACGCCGATGTGCTTCTGGCTGTCCACGGTCAGGGTGACCTGCTGCTGGCTGACGTCCTGCACTTGCAGGGCGGCACCGTCAGTCACCAGAGAGCGGTCCGGCAGGCGGATACGCAGGCTGGAGCCGATCTTGGCGCCTTCGATGGCGAAGCTGTCATCGTAAGCGCGGTTGACGTTGCGGGTGATTACGAGGTTGTTCTCCAGAATCTCCAGAGCCTTCCTCGTAATCATGTCGATTGTGAGCAATGAATTCGACACGTTTTCTTTCCTTTCAAAGGGTTAGCGCGTTCGCTGTTTGGCTTCCCACGCCTTGATCTGGCGTTGGCGCTCCTGCTCGATCCACTGGCTCGTCGTCAGCGTTTTCAGCGAACGAGGGTCCGTGGTGTCGTAAGCCGGAGCACCGCTCGCCCGTGCGCTGACAGGCGCAATCGGCGGGGGCGCGTTCGTTGTCTTCTTGACCGGGGGATTGTCAGCCAGTTTGGCTTCAATCTTGCCGATCTCCCGAGCCTGCAACAGCGGCGAGAGTTTGGAGATGCGCTCAGCCTCTTTCGGATTGGAGCCGAGGTGATATGCGATCTCGGGGCCAATGTCCGACGACTGAATCGTCTCAGCCATCACGTTAGAGATGGGCAGACGGGTGTTGTAGACGACCTGTTCAAAGTCGTCGTACCGCTCCCGCGCTTTTTCTTCCCGTTCGTGATAGGCATCCAGCAGAGCCAGACGCTGCCGTTCCGCTTCCTGTTGCTGAAGAAGCTCTTGAGCCTTCTTCGTTGCCAACGCTTCCGCGTAGGCTTCCACAGACGGGAATTCGTCTGCGGGCGGCACTTCAACAGGGGCGGCGGCAGGACGCTGCGACTGCTGGCGCTCCCACTTTCGCTGCTCTCTTGCAAGTCGTTTGGCTACGATGGCATCGAGTTCTTCTTGAGTGAAGGTCTTAGCCGTCTCAGCCGCATGTTCTTCCGGCGCAACTTCATCAGCAACAGGCGCAGCCGTTACGTCCTGTTCTGGCACGGCTTCCGCCGCTGGCACTTCCATTTCTTCGGACATCTTGATTCCTGAGAATCCCTGGCCTACCGGACCAGTGCGGTCAAACTGTCAGTGCCGCTACCTTCGCCTGGAACGCCTTTACTCGGGCGTCGAGGTCCGCACGGTCGCGGTCGAGTTTCTGTTGCAGGGCCTGCAAGTCCGCAGTCTGCTTGGTTAGCGCCGCTTCGCGGTCGGCCAGCGTCTTGTCCTTCTGCGCGGCGGCAGTGGCCTGCGCGGCCACCTGCTTGTCGAAGTCAGTAATGCGAGCGGTCAGTTCCTTCTCGCGGGCGTCCTGCGCCTTCTTCTTGGTGGACGCCTCTGCCGCGTCCGCCTTGGCTTCAACCTTTAGCTGCGCGGCCTCGGCCTTCGCTTCGTCCAGTTCCTTCTTCGCCTGCTCTTTCATCTCAGCGGTCTTCTTGACCGCGTCGATGTTGCCCTGCCGCAGCGCCAGTTCGTCGCGCAGCGCCGCCAGCTTTGCCAGATCCTGCGGCAGTTGATCCGTGAAATACTTGACGTAGTCCACCGGAGCCGCGTCGTTGAATGTGGTCGGCATGTCGGCCTCAGACGTAGTAAGAGATGTTGAGGACTGCCCCGCCGACTTCTTCAATGAATCGGATCTTGGACAGGTCGCCGTCGTATTGCAGCGTCACGCCTTTGGCCAGCGGCATTCCAATGCTCGCGGTCGGGGCCACGCCGTCATCGCGCCAGCGGACGTTCTGAGTGTCGGCCACGATCAGCGCCAGCGTCGGCTTGGCGTTCAGACCGTTCTTGTCGGTCGTCGGCACGGTCAGGCCCGTGGATGCGCTCAGCGAGGTGATCTGCTGGTAGCCCAAGCAGGAAGTAATTGCTTTGACGGCGGTGGACATGAGTTACATTCTCCAGCGTTCGGTCAGTGAACGCAGTGTAATGATTGTATCGATTGGCGTTGCAACTGGCGGTGCGCCGCTCCAAGTCAGGGTAACAGGCTGGCCGTTTAAAGTATACACCCCTGTGTCAAGAGGTATACTGAGCGTAGTGCGAAAAGTTACCGGATTGCCAGTCAGGCTATACGTGCCGGTATCAAGATCTATGCGTCGTGCCGACGTAAGGCCGACATCTTGGCCTGACAAAAGGTAACTGCCAGCGTTCAGCGACAAGCTGTACGCGGTACCGCCAGCAGGCAAATACGTAAGTGTTACATCTTGCCCGGACAGGCTGTAGCTGCCAGCGTCCAGCGCAAGGCTGTACGCGCCTGCGGTGGGCAGTTCTCCCGCCCACGGCGCAGCCGCCCAAGGCTGCGACCCCCAGCCGACATCGATCCCGCCGCCAGATGGCGGCGGTGACGACGGCGAAAACAGCAGCAGAAGCATGGGCTACACCAGAAACGTCAAATGACCATTTGACGCAGCAGCACGGTGGACGTGTTAAGGCCCATGTAGATGTAATCTATTTCCGTTGTTCCGTCTTTGTAGGTCACATCAAATGCCGTATCGCCAAGGAGTGCTGCACCTTGGGTGTAGGTCATTGTGCCCCACGGTTGCATGGCATTTTCGGAAAAATCGTAAGCAAACCAGCGACCCGTAGCTTCTTTGGAAATGTAAAGGCGATCTTTTAGATATGCGTACTTTGTGCCGGTCGTAAACGTTTCGGTCGCAGGGGAGTATGTAATTGCGGCCCAAGTGTTTGCTGCAATGTCGTAACGATCTAGCGCGGCGCTGGCACCCCCTCTAAGCGAGAAAATGTAGCGTCCATTTAGGATGGCGTTTTCATTGGCCCAATCAGCGGCGGTTACGCTGTGAACCCAATGACCGCTGGCCCCTGCGCCGGGCGCCGCGCCGCGGGCAACGCCGGGCGTAAGCGTCGTCCAAGTGTTACCGCTGATGCTGTAGCGGTATAACGTAACGGCGTTGTTGCCTATGAAATAGATAAAATCGTCATTACCCTCGATGCTGTACTGGCTGGTAGCGTCCGGGGTAACAGTCCAGTTTGTTGAAACAGTGATGACGGTTGCAGTATTGGAAGCAATTGTGCGGATTTGCCCCGCTCCGGTGCCTGCGGAAATGCGAATCTGATAGTTAGTCCATTGGTTAACGGTCCAATTCTTTGCGGAATTGGTGAGCGTCGCCGTGCCGCCCGCCGTAGCGGTGCCAGTCGCAAACGACTTAAATCCAGCGTCAATCCATGCCGGGGTGCTAATCAGTCGGCCATCAGTGCCAATGGTTGCCGCAAGACCTGTAATTGCTAGTGTTGTCCAAGTGTTAGTAGCAAAATCGTATTTTCGAAAACTGCCCGCAGCCAACGTGCCTGCGCCAAGAACATAAAACACTGGCGATATGATGCGATATTGACTGGTAGCATCAAAAGCCACGGCCTCGGCCGCGCCTTCAAACGTGATGACGGCGTTAGTTCCGATGGCGTTTGATGCAATAGTCTTTAGTCGGCCAGCGTTTGTGCCCCCGACAAAATAGACACTGTAGCCCCTAAGATCCCGCGCAAGAGTTTGGTTGGTCGTAATAGACGTGGTAGTACCTGCGGTAGCGGTCAGCAAAGACGCAGCGACCGTAGTTCCAGTCGAAAACGACCCGGCAACGCCGCACGCCCCGGCGCCGAACGTACCTGCAAGCGCGGGGCTAGGCACTTGAATCCAACCATCTTCAGATGGGTTGTAAAGAAACGCGCTGGTGTTTGATTGCACCAGCATTTGCTGCTGCCGGTAGTGGCGGCTAGAAACAGTAAAATGCGCTGCCGCTGTTACACTTGGAAGCGGGGTACAAAACTCCCACCGCTTGAGGTCAAGGATTTTGCGATTGCCGTTAGTGGTGGGCATGTCAGGTCACCGAGATGTTGCGGCGCATAGAATCCGCGCCTAGTCGCATGAGGGATGGAATCTGTTCAGTAGCGCTCAAACCACCCATGTTAGTCTGGTTTGACACCGTAGAAACAGTGGTTACAGTGGTTACAGTCGTGATCGTTGCCAGCGTCAGCGAAGCACTGATGGCATCAATTGCGACACGCAGGCGCCCTGCGACATCGGGCATGGCTTGGCCAATAGTGCGAGTAAGCGCCTGAAGCGCAAAACGCTGCGCCTCAAGAGCTTCGACTAACTCGCCATAGGCAACTGTGGGCAGCGGCGCGGCTTCCGACACAAACGTAACGTCCCCATCCGCGCCAAAAGCAGGTTTAACAACCTGAAAATGTCGTCCGCCGACCTCGTCGGTGGCGACCGTTGCACCAGATCCTGGCGTTATATCAATGTTGTCAGCCATTTCTGTTCCTTAGTCCGGCCAGCCGCCGATTACTAGTTGCTCGACCGCCTCGACGGTGGTGCAGTTGTCCACATCAGATTCCAGCAGGTCGCTGCGAGCGCGGGTAGCTTTGATCCAGTCCCAGATCGCTTGCATCTGGCCCCACTCCGGGCCAGTGGTCTGACCAAGGCTGACCAGTTCAACCGCTCGGGCGGTCAGGTTGGCCTGCCGCCACTCAGGGTAGCGGGCGAGGATGTGGGCGCGCGCGGCGGCTTTGATCTGTTGCTTCTTGGCGGCTTTGGCTGCGGCCCGCACCTCAACGTCAGTCGCAAAGCGAGTCGGGCGATCCGCGAATTGAATCTCGTAACGACCGTCGCCGTAATCAGTTACACCAACGCATTGGATTTGCTGAGTCAAATAGGTCGCAATCATGCTTCCACCCACCCAACCATCACTGATTTACGCGACGGGGAACTAGAACCATAAAACGTACCAGTGGCGGCGGCGCCAAAAACAGCCTCAAGCATTGCCCAATAGTGGTAGCCAAGCTCCATCTGCATCGACAAATGAGCGTGCAAAAACAAAGGCGTGCCTGCGCCTCCGCTATACGACGCGGTGTAACTGCTAGACGAATACGACGCTAACGCATTTGTTGCGTCATATCCAATGCCGCACGCACAACTGCCGCCAAGAACGTTGTTGCCACCTGTGAGGTTAAAATCTAGGTCAATCTGCGCTTCGCCCGCGAGGCCGCAAATTGCTTCGACTTGATTGTCCGCAGATGCTCTTACCTGTCGTGCGGTATTTGTCGTGGCGTAAGTCCACGACGCGGTGTCTTCTTCGATTGCCACAACACGTCGAACACGGTTGTAAGCGTTCCAGACAAATCGCTTGCGAGCGGCGGTTGTCGAAATAAAACCGCTGTCTTCCGTTTGGGTCGTTGATGTCGTGCGAAACGTGCCGAGATACAGCCGCGTTTTGTCGCCGTTTTTACAGTAGCGACCATCTTGCAACGTAACCGTTGTGGCTCGCGCCGTATTGTTGGTCCACACCAGCATTTCCAACGCCAACACACCCGACGACAAAAAACCAAACACGTCGTAATTGGCACCGCTGGTCAAAGTGCCGAGTGCCAGCGACGTTTCGGTAAACGCCGTCGGCACCCATTGCTCGCCGTCCCACAGCGTGATGATGTTGTGCTGGTACGGGGTGTAGTAAATTGTGGTTTTTGCGGTCTGGTCCGTCGTTGGCACTGGCACGCCAGATTCCAACGTCAGCCTGCCACCGGGGATGAGCGACTGGAACGCGTTTTCGGCACGATTGCCGAAGTTCGCCGTAGCAATGACAGAAACAATTGCACTGCTGCCGAACGACACCGCAGCCCCGCCAGCCGACGATGCTTCCGGTGCGGTGCGGCTAACCGTCGTGCCGCTGTGGGTGTAAGTGCAATTGCGGCATATTTCCCAGTTGGCACCTTCGGTGATGAGGATGTCAACGGTTGCGTTGGTGTTGTTGTACCCAGCACCAAAGGACTGATAGCCTGTCGTAGCAGACCCCAGCGTAATAGGTGAGCTAGTGCCTGGGGCACTGGCCACCGTCATCTGGACTCGGTTAGCGTGCTGACTCATTGCTGCTCCTCACCGGCCCCGCGCCGCACGCGCCCACGGAATAGGATCACGTGCAGCGGGAACAGTCGGAACAGCCGACCGCGTTTCGGGTTCACTGGTTTGTATTCCACGATGTCGAGGCCCTCAATGGATCGTGCCCACATGAAGTGCGGCACCCAGGTGTAGCGGCTCTTGCGGACGATCAAATAGCCTCCTTGGCGTCGCCAGAGCATCAGCGCAAAGATGAGGCAGTTCGAGTACCGCATAGCCGTTCATCAAGTCACCGTGAACAGGCCGGAGGCGTTGAAGGTCAGCTCC